GAAAATGCGTCCTCTAAGCCATCAGGATTACCTATATCGATTAAAGTAGAAGATTCAATTAAAGCAACAATCCGATAATTGTGTGTTTTATGTGGGCTTTTTTTACCGTTTGCATCAATTAAACCAGTGGTTACAGCTACATTTAAAATAGAAGGGAAGGAGGCTCCAGGTTCTAACTTACCTTCCTTAGCATTCCTTACACTGCGCTTTTGGGTATGGAGTGTATCATGAAGCTGACCCACCATGAGCGTGACAAAGACGGAATCCACATTAGGGTTAAGCACTACATGTGTCACAGGGAGAGGCGCTTCCGCAAACTGTGGTAGGGAGTCCTTGGCCCAATTGGCGTAATCGTAACGACCCCTTCCCCTTCCGCGTGTGTCTTCACTGCCCTCGTTAATCGGTAGGCCAGCCGCATCGACACCAATGCTACTAGCGTAGTTTAATGACAACATATTTGTATTTGCCGCCACACTTTGCACTGGCCTATTATCCGTCCTATAAGGCCCATAAAGCGCGGTGTTGAAGATATGATCAATAAAAATCTTATTAAAAAACTTTAAAGGCATTTGCTCTTCCGTTCCTCTACGGAATTCAGCCAATACATTTGAATAATTGTATTTTATATTTTTGGGTAATGCATTACCATCTGCATCTAGGTTTCTCATATAGATTACATCAGAAATACTGGCTAATGCATCATTTATGGCGGTGGGAATTCCAGCCGCTCTTCCCCAATCAGAGCTTCCCGCGCCTATCTTCGTATTGCTCCCTTTAGCGTTGACTTCCCACTGAAATTGAACCATTATAAAACCCTTGACGGTTCCCGTTAGCACTCCATCCGTGTCTATCTCGGGACATAAGAAATCATAAACTTTGACACCATCTATTCCCGAGAAGACATTTTTACCCTCAGAATTCACAAACCTAAAGGTGTAATTCATTAAGTTTTGAGCACTCACAATGTTCATGCCAGTCAGACCATTTTGGGTGGAATCGGGCCTCAGGATAATGTGGCAGTTTCTTGCGTTTGCGTTCAAGATGTCCCATGTCAGCCCCTTAACGAAGTCGCTGTTGCTCTCTGGGTACTCCGAGCCTAATCGGTTTAATACCCTTTTAGCCAACTCCTTTTGAAGAGGATTATCGGTTTGGGTATAAAGGTTGTAAACGTCTACGAGGTTGGCGCTTAGATTGCACTTGGGGTGGCCTTTTTCAGAGGCTCTGACTAATGCCCAAGCGGTCCAATAAAAGTGACCTCTTCCACCGCTCGCCGCAGAAGGGTTGCCTCCCCACGAATTCGCCCATTTTTTCTTATTACCAAAGGCAAATACAAACTTGGCATCTGATACGTCACTTCCTCCGTAATCGGTATAATCGTCAGTATACATGCCGATGGTTTGTCCTGCTATGGGACTTCTTCCCCCTCGAATTGTCGGTGCCGTATAGATGGGGCTAGTAGTCCTCTCCACAGGCCAACTTCCATTATTCGTATGGGTAAAGAGCTTATAAGATCCAATATCATTACGCAGCCTCATGTAATTACTCCTCGGGCTGGGCCATCTTACCCCCCAGTTACAGATTGATTGTGGGTGACTGGGTTGCCACCTTCCCCCAAGTTGTGGTGCGCCCTCAAGACTCGTAAAAAACCCCGAGACCAGCTTTGTGTCAGCAAAAGCCAATCCCCCCGTGGGATCGCTTAGCGATCCTAAGTCATGATAACCCTCAACCACTGAGTTATCAGTAACCGCAACGGGTGTGTCATTAAGGTATATTCCTTGCAGAATATTCCCCCCGTCAAGAATCAACCCATTTTGATTTACCAACCCCTCAATTGGTCCGTCAGTAATCAAATCAATTGTTTCAGCGTAGCTGTGAGACGCTCCATATTGATGCTCTCCGAGTTGCGGGGGCAAATAAACAGGCGGAATAATCTCAGGCCCCTTGGCGTTGCCCTTTTTGTTTTTCTTAGGGGCGTCTCCAGCCGAATGTGAAGGATGGTTAGGGGGCCACGGTATTTGTTCGTTGGCGTTGCTCCTATTATAGGTGCCGCCATAACCAGCCCTAGCGACCTCCCTTCGCGTTGGCATTCCCCCAGCCAATCTTATCTTTTTATTGATATGCTTCATTACTCTTCTTTAGTAGTGTAGATATCTTGCATATCAGTGGTATAATCTGTCTCCCCAAAAGCGAGAAAGGGATTCTGAAGGAATGCATTTGCGGTTTTTGCCGACATTGGGAAGGACTTAATAGTTGCCTGTATCACGGACGACCCAACCTTTAAACGCCCATAACCAATCGGCACGGGCGCTCCCTGAGCGGCAATATTGGTGGTATTATTAAACATCATGGAGGCGGTGGCCGCTCTAGACTCAAAGGTGACAGGTTCAGCTTGTGCAGGTGCCGAAGAATCACTAGCTACAGTCCCCCCCACATCAGGCTGTTTTTCTGGTTTTGGCATTAAAGCTTTGCCAATTGCGGCCACACCCGCTCCAACTGCCACGGTCGCCACCCCATAAGCGATTGCGCCGCCACCCATCGCTCCCGCTAAAGCACCAATTATTGCTGTGAACGCTCCAGCGATCATTGGCACCAAATCAATTTGTTTAATATTTTTAGCTACTGAACCTAGACTTTCCTGTTCACCTCCGTTAACTATAATGGTGTAACATAAACCCTCCTTTTGCAGTTCATTCACACGCTTTAGAAACCCTTTCCTGTTACAGTTAATAGCCCGAACTACATCGCTGGCTTTATCCAACCTTAAAACAAATTGTTTTTGGTATTCCTGCGCCAAAAGTCCATGTAAATTTATAGTGGTCATGTGAGAGCCTTCATCCTTCTTATCATATTTACATCGCATTCCATGATTTGTGGCTCATAAATATGTGTTTTTTTTGTATTTAAAGAATAAATTAAAAACGGCAGACAGCAATTTTGAGCCATCTTTATATCAAATTCAGAAGGCTCTTCATCACCTATCACATGGCTGTGAAAAAGACCTAAAATCTCATATTTATCTTTAAATAAAAGATAATCAAGCGGGCTAATTAGAAAGAATTGGGAGGGCGTTGGAGAACCATTCAATTCCTCCTTGACGATAAAAAATTGCTCATCTTTATCCCAACCCAAGAAACCGCACACCTCTACAGAGGGATTCTCATGGGCAATTTCGCGTATCTTACGAAGGGCCGCTTTAAGGGTTTTAAATTTATATTCACTATTCGCCATATCCAAAGCCATCAGTTCCTGGGTATCCCCCAAAGCGAGGGTAGGGGCTGCTGGGATTTTTTACCACTTGCAAGGCATTAAGCTCCAAAAAAGATAATTCACCCGTATTATAAAAACCCGAACCCGTTAAAAAGTAATTGTTTTCTGATTTATCCACCAATCCCGTTAATCCACCCCCAAGGTCTCCCGTGGTCATATCCCACCACCCAATTAAACCAGTGCCGTTAACGACTCCCGTTATGCCAGTTCTCAAGCCAGTGCATTCCTCGAAGGGGCGCGGAACATGGTTGATTGGATTAGAGGTTTTGGGGGGGGTTTCAATATCCTTATATAAAAAGTCAATTTCCTTGTCGTCTAAAGCCCTGTTCCACAGCATCCATGGGCCGAGTTTCCCATTCATGGAGGCGTGACCCGAGCCTGTATTATACGGCATTGCCCCCAACATGAAGTGAGATGGAACATAACCATTTGCGCTTCTATCATCCTCATTTTTGAAAAGTTTAACTTCCCCCTGTCTTGAAATAAAACCCAGCTTCTCTAAATTGGGTCCATTTCCCACAAAAGCATTTAAGTTGGTTCCATCCGCTGTGCTTGCATAGGTAGGTGGTCCAACACTTTTTGTGCCGTAGTTGCTTATGGCATAAAAATACCATGTGCCATTTACGGCCCCTAAGTCCATTACGGATGCGTCATTGCGGATGTCCACCTCCTCGGCGGCTGGATCAAGCGCTACGAAGTCGGGTTGAGTATTTTGTCGGTAAAATCCACCCATATACTGATCAGTCGCACCTTCCCTAGCCGCTCCCGACTGGACGGCTATATTTAAAAAATCATATAAACCCCCATTATTACCCGTATTTTTGGTGGTGCTGAAAACACCCGCAACCTCACTCTGGGTAGTGTTAGCATTAACCCAACCCGCGATTGTCCATTGGCCCGATGGCGTGAAGACCCCCGTTATAGCGGCTTTATTGCTATAAAACATCCCTGCCCGAGCGAGGGTATCATCTGCACCACCGTCGCTATTTTCCAACACGTTTGTTCCTGACAGGCTTAGGTATTTAAATCCCGTGGCGAGCGTGGAGTTCC